ACGAATATGAAGTAAAGAGTACTCTGGCAGAAGTAAATGGACCAACTACAGTTACAACTAATACAAATATTGTATCTTTAAGTACATACAACCAAGTAACTGGAACATTAAGTTCCATACAATTAAATACACCTATAACAGAAAGTGTTGTCTTTAGAGCAAATAATGCAGATCCAGCAACCAGTATTGTTGCAACACTTACAAAAGTGTCAACATACAAGCCAGTTTATGTGTACGATTACGAAAACAATCTAAATGAATCAAACAGACAAATTAAATTGTTAAAACGTGATTACATCCAACCATTATTATTAGAATTCGAATCTACACTAAATGATTAATGATCTCAACGTAAATACATCCTCGCGTGACGCTGTAATCTTGGAATTAAAACTAGTTAGTTCTAACGGCAAAGTTGCAGATTTACTAGATAAATTTAATGCAATTAACATATATGAGGATATCTTTCAAACTGTTGTAACAGGAACAATACAATTAGTTGAAGGCATCAATTTATTTTCCGAGCATGTAATTCACGGTAATGAATATCTATACATAACTTTTGGTAGACCAGGAGAAATCGGACCTTCTGAAAGATACACAAAAGTGTTTCGTATTTTTAAAGTTTCTGATAGAGAAAAATCTGGCAATGGACAAATTCAAACTTATGTTCTCCATTTTTGTTCTGAGGAATTAATATTTTCTAATCAACAAAAAATATCCAGAGCATATAATGGCAGTAACACTTCTGAATATGTTGGAAATATATGTCTATTTGATTTAAAGTGTCAATTTTCTAAACTGGTGGATTTTGAAAACTCTTCTGGTCCAACTGATTTTGTTCTAACTAGAAAAAGACCATTAGACGCTATACAATTTTTTGCTGAGAGATCATTTAGTCCATCTCTATCGCCATTCGTATTTTTTGAAAACAAAAACGGATTTAATTTTATATCATTGCAATCTTTGTACAAAAGAGATCCAATAACAACGATTCAATTTAATACAGCAAAATTTACGGACGAGCGCGAAAAAGCGCCATTTTTAAATTCTACAAATATTAATAAATTTAAATTTAACAAAAATTTTGATGTTGCCCAAGCAACAAAACAAGGTTTGTATAGTTCTAAGTTATTTACATTAGATTTAATAACACAAAAATATACTGAGAATAAAATTTCATTGCTTAACGAACTAAACACAGATGTTATGATTGATGGTTTTTTCCCATTTAATGATGCTACGAACAGAAACAATAAAGCATTGTATGAAGAATTTGATTCTGGAGTTAAATATTGGTTAACGAATAAAGGTAGATCAAATCAACCATATTCTATAAGTAAACGATTTAGAGATAACGACTCATTTATTGAAGACTATCTAGCGCAAAGAAACATGCAAATAGAACTTATTAACAACAGTGAGTTGCATTGTGTTGTGCCTGGAAACCCACAATACACAGCAGGATTCACATTAAATTTAAAAATACCAGCATTTACAAGAAATTTAGAAAACGAAAGAGTGTTTGACCCATACTATTCTGGGAAATATCTAATTACTGCAGTTCGTCATGTGCTGGTTCCAGGTTCAATGCAAACAATTTTAGAATTATCAAAGAATTCTATCAAGACTTCGTTGGGGTTAGCCAGTGGTAATGAATATAAGAAGGCGCAAAAACTATAATGACACCTGACTTTTTAGGTTTAAACAATTTTATTTGGTGGTTCGGTGTTGTAGAAAACCGAATAGATCCACTCGAACTAGGTCGTTGCCAAATCCGTTGTTTTGGTTGGCACACTGAAGACATCAATCAAATTCCGATAGACAAATTGCCTTGGGCGCATCCAATACTTCCATATGGAGCAAATGCTGTTCAACCTCCAGCAGAAGGAACAATGGTTTTTGGATTTTTTGCTGATGGTGAAGAAGGTCATTATCCGATTATACTTGGATCAGTTCCAGGAATACCAGCAGAAATTAGACAAAATAATATGGGATTTACAGATCCATATACAGACGAGCAAAAAGCATTAAGCGGTTTCCCTAAAAAAATTAAAGACTATATGATGAGAACCAATGCGCAAGGTCTTTCATTTACAAATGACGTTTCTAAGAGAAATCCATCAAGATTAAATGAACCAACAGCATCAAGACTATCCAGACCAACAAGAGTCACTGGCGAAGATGGACTGTACCAGGGAATAGAACCAGCATCGATCGCAAATACTACTATTGAAGTTCAACGTAAAACTCGCTATGCTAATGTTGTTAGTGCTTCTGGATATAAATGGAGTGAACCATATCCATCATTTAATGCCATGTATCCGTTCAACAATGCTACAGAAACTGAATCGGGTCATGCCTTTGAACTTGACGATACTCCTGATTTCGAGCGCGTGCAACTATCTCATAGAACAGGTTCTACGCTAGAATTTTTACCAGAAGGTCACGTTAAACTTAAATCTCAAAAATCTAGATTTGACGTTACCATGGGAAATCACCAATCATATGTGAATGGAAGTAAAGACGAAACTGTTCAATCAGATATGTTTTTAAGAATAAACGGTAAACTTGTAATTCAATGTGCTGGATTGGACATTTCTTCTCAAGGTCCAATTAACATGAAGGGTACTGAAGTTAACATAAAAGCAGACGGCAATTTAAATCTTGGGTCTGGGGCAGCAACTAGAATCTCTGCATTTGATGTTGAATTGCTAGGATCTAATTCCTTCAGATCTTATGGTGGTTTAGAGGCAACAATGCAAAGCGCAGCGACTGCTTCTGTTGGTGGATTGAATACGCTGCTCAGTGGTGGAACAGTAGAGTTAGAAGGCATATTATTAAAGAGTACATTCGGAATTCATGACTTTTTAACACCACTACCTGTAACAGCCAAGCTCGGTAAAGTTGCTACGACTGCTTCACCACCTACGAATACAGCAGCAGAATTAGGTCCAAGAAATTCACCGTTTGCTGCACCAAAACCAAAGACTGATCGGTTCTCTGTTATTGAAACCACGACAACAGAAACTGCAAATACACCAAAGACACAATCTCTTGGCGTTGCGCCAACATTCCCAACTGTGGTTGGGAATACCGTTGCTAAAATAGATGAGGTCACTGGGGCACTAAATATTAGCATTACGATGCCACAAGTAAATATTACAGACGACGCTCAAAACCCAGTTCAAATATCTACAGAAACTGAGACTGGTGTTATAGAAGCGCCAGATTTTACTAGTGCTTCTGCCACTGCCAATACTGCTCCAGGATAAGTTATGTGTTTAATGGCAGAAGATGTAACGAAGTATAATTTAATTATGAAAAAAATTGGTGTCTATGAGATACTTTCCGAATCAGATATAGAATTTCTAAAAGAGCATAAAATAGAACACATTTACAAATCATACCAAACTCTTTTGGATATGATAAAACAGCGAGGTAACGTGTCTTCATTGGTAAAATAATTGGAAAAATTATCAAGATTATTCTCTGTCTAATCGGAGGATTACCATTACTTCAGACTCTGTCAATTATGTTTACAGGGAAGCCCATTGCATTTTCAAAAGGGGCTTTCGGTAGCCTTGGCGGTAAATTCGAAGAACTCTCTAAGAAAATTGCCGAGAGCGTCAAGAAAGGCAAAGAATGGTTAAATAACTTTAAGAAAGATTTTATTAATCCTCTTCTTAATGGCACAATCATCACTCAATATAAGAGAGACGCGAACGGCAACATTCTTCGCGATGAAAATGGCAATGCATTAGTTGAGAAATCGACTAATTTTATATCACCGCTGTCCGAACTTAATGCTAAAATCGACAAGTATACTGAGAATAATTATGCTGGACTACAGGCTGCGCTCCCAGGATTATTCAGTAACACAGAACCAACAATTGTTGCAGCCAGAAATAATTTGCTGGATAAACTTGGTAGGGCAGATCAAGCAGCATCATATCGCATTGGACCCTTTACCATTGGTGAGTTAAGTGAAATAGGAACATCTGCTGATACTAGTTTTGTTCAAACAATTAGCGATTTTACCGACCATACAAATCAATTAGCAGGTGTTAGTTACGATAGTGTTAAATTTACACTACAAAGAATTTATGGTGATGTATCAGTCACTGGAGCAACAGCGAACATCATATCATCAACAGTTGTATCTCCAAACTTAAGATCTACTGTTTATCCTGCCACCAATATCGGCGATTTGGTCATCGTTAATAGTGAAGAAAGAAGAGTTATTGATAAAGGATTTACGTCAGCACCATCTGGAACAGTGTCTGTATATACCGATACAGTTGCAAACAGTGTTACTGTAACCAGCGCATCTATAGCAACACTAAATTTGGCTGATTGTTTATTGAGTTCTACTGGAACTTTAAAGGTTGGATCTGGAACATTCATAAATGTCAATAATGAAATTCGCCAAGTAAACAGTATTAACGCTCTTGGTGACTATTTGACGGTTTATATTCCATTTAGAAACACAGCAATTGCCCAACCTTTCTTTAAAGAAACAACATTCACAGTCAACACGGCATTTACTACCACTACAACAGATCAAACCGTTAAGATTAAATCAGAATTTATTGCTAATAGTTTGTGTTTAGATAACGTAATTACTGGTCGAGGCACCTCATTTACCTCATATCTTGCTGCTAATAACAAAATTTATTATGACGAAAAAGAATATTTTGTTATTTCTGTAACAGATACAACTATTGTTGTTGATGAACCATTGCGGTTCACTAATAACTTTCCGATTTTTAAGGTAACTGGAGAAACAGCTTCTCTTAATTTTGCAGAAGATAGCAATTCACCAGACGACATTTTGAGTACATTTAGCCTTGTTGGTCAGCTGACTAATGATAAAAATTTCCTAAACGGATTTACCACAACAGTTAGAAGGGCTAATGGAACTTATCAAACTGTAAACGCATCCAATGCATCAGACTCCGCTCAATCTCTACTGCAAGCTGAGTTATTGAGAAGGGGCAATTCATTACTTACAGAAATGATTAACGACCTTCGTGGAGATGCTATTAATAAACTTACCACATCCCAAGTTGTTGCTCAAATTCAAGGATTCGACACTAGAATTACAAATATCCGCAATGACGTTAAAGACGTCATTGAACAAGATCTTGCAGTTATAAACAAGGTTAAGGGGCTTTTGAAAGGACTAATTAAACTTTTCACAACCTCTTGCTCCAAGAAAAAGCGTAAAGATGGCGATGCGACCTCTGACGATTATCTAGATCTAATCTTAGTTCCTAATCCTGAAAGACAAGGATGTGACGCCACAACTAGCGACTTTACTGACATACTAGACGATATCGACGTAGAGTTTAACGACCCACAAATAACTAATCCGAATACATTTGACCCTCCATCAGGAACTATTCCTCAAAATGACATGTTGAATCCTGGCGACCAGTTAGTTGGACCATATCCAGGTCGACCAGTAATAGGCGTGGACGATGATGGATTGTCTAATAATCTTGATAATAATGATCCGAATATAAAGGCGCCAGAAGATCCTTGCGCTAAACCATGCTAAATATATCAATACCAAAAGAGCATTTAGATGTCGATTACAGTTAGAGAATATAAAGACTTAGATTTAAATTTTAAAGCGCATCCAGTTACTAAAGATGTAATTAAACGCACTGGTAATGCCGCCATTATTGGAGCATTGCGCAATTTAATCTTGACTAACCTTTATGAGAAACCATTTCAACCTAGTTTTGGTTCTAGAGTTCGTGGATTACTATTCGAAGAAGTCTCATTTATTACTGCTAACGTTTTGCAAACAGAATTGAGTAATGCAATTGCCAATTTTGAGCCTCGCGTTGGTATAGATGCTATAAAAGTGCAGGCTAACCCAGAAGAAAATCGATATGATGTCGCTATTCGATTTTACATAAATAATCTAGAAGCCCCAGTTACAATCAACTTTTTCTTAGAGAAAATCCGTTAATGGCAAACACAGACCAGAAACTCGTAGTCTCTGAGTTAGACTTCGCGCAAATAAAAAATAATCTTAAGAATTTCCTCAGAGATCAGTCTGAATTCTCAGACTTTGACTTTGAGGCAGCAGGCATTAATGTTATATTAGATATTTTGGCATATAACACACATTATATGGCATACTATAACAATATGATTGCTAACGAAATGTTTTTGGATACAGCGTTATTGCGCGATTCAGTCGTTTCTCATGCTAAAATGTTGGGATATACTCCAGTTTCATCTGTGGCGCCTCGCGCAACCGTAAATTTGCAAATAACTAGACCTACTGGTGATACGACTGCAAC